AGGTGGCGGAGGTAAGGGTGCAAGTAGTGGTGATGATGGATTTTACGGTGGGGGTGATCCTGGCTCTAGTGGATCTTATCATTTTAGTGTTGGAGGTGGCGGTTACACTGCGCTTTTTTCTGGCATAAACAATACATTTTCTGACCTTGTTGCAATAGTTGGTGGAGGCGGAGGTGGAGGCAACTCTACTAACTTTAAAGGTGGACACGGTGGCGGTATTAATCAAGGTGGTACAAATGGAACTGGATCTCCTACACTAGATTATGGTGGAGGTGGTAATGTAAATAGTGGTGGGCATGCTGCATATGAGTCACACTCTTACTCCTCATCTAACGCAACTGCTGGATCTCAATTACAAGGTGGAGATGGATCTGATTCACAATATGATGGTGGATCAGGTGGAGGCGGTGGCCGTTACGGCGGAGGAGGTGGTGGTGGAGGCTACTACAGAACTGGTGGACCAGGTGGCGGTGGATCTGGTTGGGCAGATGCAAACTATGTAACGTTACTACAGTATAATGGTTCTGATGCAACTCAAACTGGTGCAAATTGGAACCAGTATACTTTAATGAATTATGTTCGACAACAAAGTGGTGCGACAGATTTTACTTCAGGACCTATTGGTAAATATGGTCAAGGTTCGCAGGCCACAAATCCTACAAGCTACCCAACTCCGGCTAGCCCAGGTAATACAGGACTTAATCCTCGCGCTGGTCATGGAATGTGGATAATCTGGACAGATTAAAAGACACATCTGTTATAAATAGTACCAAATAATTTTAGTTTGGAGACTATTAATGGCAAACCCAGCATCAAGACAGGACCTTATAGATTATGCCAAGCGACGTCTTGGTGATCCAGTTCTAGAAATAAATGTAGACGAAGATCAAATGGAAGATCGTGTAGATGAAGCTCTACAATACTATCAAGAATTTCATTCAGACGCTACGGTTAGAACATACCTAAAACATCAGATTACTACTACTGATATTGCTAATGAATACATTCCTATATCTTCGAATGTATTGACAGTAACGCGTTTATTTCCAATGGCATCATCCTTTGGTACATCATTTAATTTCTTTGATATAAAATATCAAATGATGCTAAATGATATTGCCGATCTCCAAAACTTTGCAGGTGATCTAGCTTATTACGAACAGATGCAGCAATACCTATCAATACTTGATATGAAATTAAATGGTACACCACAAGTACAGTGGTCTAGACATCAAGATAGATTACATATCTTTGGTGACTTTGCAGATAAAGATATTTTAGCAGGTGAGTTTGTAGTTGCAGAAGTTTATACAATTATAGATCCAGAAACACATACATCAATATACAATGATATGTGGCTAAAAGATTATACATGTGCATTGTTTAAACAACAATGGGGTATGAATTTAATTAAATTCGAAGGTGTACAGCTACCTGGTGGTGTAACCTTTAACGGTAGACAACTATACGATGATGGAACTTCAGAAATAGAAAGGTTAAGAGAATCCATTAGACTAGAGCATGAAATGCCAGTAGATTTCTTTATAGGATAACATAATGGCCCGTAACCTTTACTTCTCTGAAAAAGTAAGATCAGAAATGGATCTCTATGCCGACCTGGTTATAGAGGCTCTAAAAATATACGGGCAAGATGTTTATTATCTACCTCGTGAATTAATGAATGAAGATGACTTACTTGGTGAAGATCCAACATCTAGATTTCCAACATCTCATAAAATTGAAATGTACATTGAAAATGTTGAAGGCTTTGACGGAGAAGGTGATCTATTCACAAGGTTTGGTGTAGAGATTAGAGATGAAGCAACATTTGTAGTTGCTAGGACTAGATTTTCTGCACAGGTTCGAAGACCAGATAATGAGATAACAGTTGACAGGCCGGCCGAAGGTGATTTAATTTATTTACCTTTAGCAAACAAAATGTTTGAGATACAGCATGTAGAACATGAACAACCTTTCTATCAAATAGAAAATTTACCTGTATACAAAATGCGGTGTACTCTATTCGAATACACTGGAGAAGATTTCGATACAAGCATTGAAGGTATACAGGATATCGAGAAGACAGGTTCTTACCAGTACAAAGTTTGTGTTACCGGTACTGCAGATGCAGAAGCTACAGCGGAACTTGGATTTACAACCTACGATAGTCCAATTGGATCTGTTGGTGGCGTGAAACTCATTACACTAGACAGAGGTGGAGCATACTACACAACTGCACCTTCAGTTAGATTTGTCGGTGGCGGAGACAGCAGCTTTACATTAGGTGATAGCGCTGCAGCTACTGCAGTGTTTGACGCTGCATCCGGAACAGTCACTGGTATTACACTAACCGATAGTGGTACGAATTATGCAACACTACCTACAATACAGTTTATCGGTGGAAACCTAGGTGTAGATTCAGATTACAGAGTTGGCGATACAGTTGCACAACAACTATCGTCTACTGCTACAATCAGTGGTGAGATTCAAAGGATCGTACTTGATTCTGCTGGTGATTCAGATATGTGTCTATTCCTTGCACACGTTGGCACAGACGATGGTCAATATCATACATTCGCAGCTGGTGGAGAATTGATAAATACTACGAGAAGCGGAATCATTGGCCGCGGCTTAACCATTGTAGGTGTAACTGAAGATAATAAAATATCTGAAACAGAACAGAACGATATATTCGAAAACTTAAGTGATGACTTCTTAGACTTTAGCGAAGATAATCCATTTGGAGATCCACAGTAATGTTTGGTACATATTTCTACCATGAGAAAATTAGAAAATCTGTTTCATTGTTTGGACGGATGTTTAATAACATTTATGTTATGCGTAAAAATTCTACTGGTGGAGTTATCAATCAATTGAAGGTGCCTTTAGCATATGCACCTCGTATGAAATACTTAGAAAGACTTAGACAAAATCCGGATTTATATACAGATGAAAAGGTAGCGATTAAGTTACCACGTATGTCATTTGAAATTACTAGCTTTATATACGATAACACTAGACAATTAACTAAAGTAAGTAACTTTAAAACAGTAGGAACTGAACCTGGAAAAAGGCAGAAGTTTAATACACCAGTTCCATACACTCTTACATTTGATTTAAACATATACGCTAGAAATCAAGATGATGCATTACAAATTGTGGAACAAATTCTACCTACATTCAATCCACAATACACTTTGACGATCAAACCATTTCCAGATGAATATCCTACTTTTAAAGAAGATATTCCTATAATAATTATTGGCGTAAACTTTTCAGACGATTTTGAAGCAGACTACGGTAATCGCAGAACGATAATATATACATTATCATTTGAAATGAAAGTTGTATTTTACGGTCCAATAAATACAGGTGATATAATTAGAAAAGCAGTTCCACATCTATTCTTAATGGATACTGGAGCACAAGGTGATTCTGATAAATTATTAGAAACAATAACGGTCACGCCCGACCCCTTAACTACGATTGGTATGCCCGATAGCGATTTCGGTTTTAGTACTGAAATCGATTTAGCCTTTGATAGCGCATAAGGAGAAGTAAATGGCTATTACACTTAGAAATACAAAAGGCAGTGAACTTACGTTTACAGAACTGGACGCCAATTTCACTCACCTTGACGGAAGAATAGATTCAACCGGAGATTCCGGTTATATAAAAGGAATAGTTGATACTGCATATTTAGAAAGTATCGTTGATTCTGCATATGTAAACAATAGAGTAAATGCTGCTAATTCACTTGATTCATCTGAAGCTATTGCTCTTATTGATTCAGCGTATATACAAGCAAGACAAGTAGATCTACAACGAGATTCTGCTTTTGTTACTAGTATTGTTGATTCAGCTTATATTTTAGCAATATCTCCTAACCAAGATTTTTTAGATTCTGCTGAAACAATTGCCTTAATTGATTCTGATCACATTGAATCAAGAATGAAACAAGTTTTATTAAATCCATTTACGGTTGCATCTGCGCCTAGCACTGGAGTAGAAGGCCAGTTAATTTATGTTACAGATGGTAATGCCGGCGATGCATGTCTTGCGGTATTTAGTGGTGGCACATTTAAAGTTGTATCAACAATTGGTGCTACGATACTTGATTCTGCTGGTGGTGGTGGCGGAGGCTTCTAATGGCAGACGAACTAGATAATGATTATAAGTATTCAAAGGAAACTCTTTACAATTTAATTGAAAAGGGTAAAGATGCTTTAGAAGATATGATTGATGTCGCACGATCAAGTGAACATCCTCGAGCGTATGAAGTTTTGTCCGGACTTATAAAAAATGTAGCGGATGTAAATGATAAACTACAGGACTTAAACAAAAAGCAAAAGCAATTGACACAGGAAGATGAACAACCTGCACAGATTGAGAATCAACAAAATAATTTTTATTTAG